GGATCGCAACTGGTTCGCCGAGCAGCTCCCGGCGACCGAGACCAACGTCTTTACCCGCGAGCAGCTCGAAACCGAGCACCGCGAGCTGCTGCGCGAGTACGGTCCCGACGATGGCGAGGCGCGCTACCGGCAGGAATATCTGGTCTCGTTCGATGCCGGCGTCATGGGTTCCTACTACGGGAGCCTGATGGAGGCGGCCGAGAAGGAAAAGCGCATTACCCGCGTACCGCACGAGCCGACGCTGCCGGTGCATACGGCCTGGGACTTGGGGATTGGCGACGCGACCGCGATCTGGTGCTGTCAGATGGTCGGCCAGGAAGTGCGGCTGATCGATTACCACGAGAACAGCGGCGTCGGCCTCGATTGGTACGTCCGCGAGCTGGACAAGCGGCCGTGGAAATGGGGCGAACACGTCCTGCCGCACGACGCCGAGGCGCGCGAGCTGGGCACCGGGCGAAGCCGGCTAGAGGTGCTCCGCAGCCTCGGCCTGGGCCGCGCCCAGGTGCTGCCGAACCAGAAGATCGAGGACGGGATCAATGCCGCCCGCATGATGCTGCCGCGCTGCTGGTTCGATGCCGATAAATGCGCGCGCGGCATCCAGGCGCTGCAGAACTACCGCAGGAGCTGGAACGAGGCCCTGCGCACCTACAGCGACCGACCGTTGCACGACTGGACGAGCCACGGGGCTGACGCCTTCCGCTACCTCGCCCTCGGCAACCTGCGCAATGCCGGCATGGCCCGCGCGATCAAGTATCCCGACCTTGCCGTGGTTTAACGACCTCAATGTGAGGAAGCGAGTGATGAGCGACTATGCCGCAATGCTGGAGGGCGAGCGCACCAATAAGCCGTTGCCCGCCAACACCGCCGCGCCCGTTGTCAGCGGCAGCGGCAAGAACGGTCAGACCCTGAGCGCTACGACAGGCACCTGGAACAACATGCCGACGCCGCCCAATGTGCCGGTGCCCTATTCATATCAATGGCGCGCCGCGGCGGTCGCGATCAACAACGCGACAAGGCCGACCTACGAACCAAAAACCGCCGATGTCGGCAAGGCGGTCGATTGCCTCGTGACCGCCCGAAATGTTGCCGGCGCGGCCTCCCAGGCCAGCAACGCGATCACGATCCTGACCAACCCCTGAGCGAGGAGAGCACGATGAGCGATTTTGCACGCGTCATGGAAATGGCTATCGCGGGCGGCGCGACCCCCGAGGATATCAGCGGCACGCCGCCGCCGCCCCTGGCCGAGCAGCAGGCCCTGGCCGAGAAAGAGGCCGCAAAGAAGGCCGAGCATCCAGGGCCGCATCCGCAGCCGGCAGCGCCTGCCCCGACGCAGAAGAAATGAGCCTGCGCGATGCGACCCAGTTCCTTGAGGTAAAGGAACGGGTCGGCCGACAGCAGGTGCTGATCGAGGCGCTCCAGGCCGAGATCGCCCAGCTCAAGCTGCGTCTCGGCGGCCTCCAGGGCCAGATCAATTCGCTGCGCTCTGGCAGGCCGCTGTTGCCCGAGGTTGAAGGCGATGCCGCTCGACAATAGCGCGCCGATCCCGCAGCCGATCTTTGGCGGCAACAACATCCGCCGGGCGGCCCGCCGCGACCCCAAGAAGCTCATGGCGAAGGACGAGCTGCAGGGGATCATCCGGGGAGAGCTAAACATCGCCATCGGGGCTGAAAACGGCAAGCTCAGCAACGAGCGCATGGAGTTGATGAAGTACTACCAGGGCCAGGAGTTTGCCGACCCGCCGCCGGGCCAGAACCGCAGCAGGGTCGTCATGCTGACCGTGCTGGAGACGGTGGAGTGGGTTCTGCCGGCGCTGTTGAGGATCTTCACGGCCAGCGACTGCATCGCCGAGCTGGCCCCGATCCGCACGACGATGACGCCGCCGCCGACCGTCCCAGGCCAGCCACCGCCGCTCGATCCCGAGGAGGCCGCCCGGCAGGCGACGGTTTATACTAATCATGTCTTTAACGTCGATAATGATGGGTTCCTTATACTGCACGATTGGTTCAAGGATGGGCTGCTTCAAAAGGTCGGATGGCTGAAGCGCTGGTACTCTGAAGAAAAGGTAAGAGAAACCAACACATTTACTGGCCTGACCGAGGACGAATACAACGCCAAGCTCGGCGACCTCAACGACCCCAACGCCAGCGCCGATGTCGAGATCCTGGAGGAGCGCTCATACCCGGCCCCGACGCCCTCGGGCATGGGCGAGGATCAGCCGCAGCCGGTGCCGCCGCAGACCCAGCAGAAGCTCTACGACTGTAAGATCCGCGTGACCCGCAAGCAGGGCCGTATCAGGGTCGCCAATGTGCCGCCCGAGGAGATCCTGTTCTCCCGGCGCTCGACGCGCGAGGAGATCCCGTTCCTCTGCCATCGCAGCCCAACCAACCAGACCCAGCTCCTGCAGGAGGGCTTCGACAAGGACTGCCTCGACAGCATCTCGTGGAGCGACACGGACGACTACAACCCCGAGCGGCTGCAGCGCTTCCTGCCCGACGACGATATGCCCTATGCCGAGGATCGCACCGACCCGCCGATGCGCAGCTTCTGGCGCGAGGAGAATTACGTCCGCGCCGACTATGACGGCGATGGCATCGCCGAGCTGCTCAAGGTCACGACGGTCAACCGGGCCGCCGTCATCCTGACTAAGAACGGCAAGCCCGACATCGAGGAGGTGGATGAGATCCCGTTCGACTACCTCTGCCCGGTGCCGATGCCGCACAAATTAGTTGGAATGTCAGTCGCTGATCTGGTGATGGACTTGCAGAGGATCAAAAGTACTTTAATAAGACAAATGTTAGACAATATATATTTGACGAATAATCCCCGTCACATTGTGGTCGAGAGCGCGGCGACCGACGAAACCTACGAGGATCTGCTCACCAGCAAGCCCGGCGGCCTCGTCCGCACGCGCACGCCCGATGGCGTCGTGCCGCTCGTGACGCCCTTTGTCGCCGAGAAGGCGCAAGGGCTGGTCGAGTACATGGATCAGACCGCCGAGGTGCGTACCGGCATCAGCCGGCACAACCAGGGCCTCGACCCCGACGATCTCAACAAAACGGCGACCGGCGTCAACCTGATCCAGCAAGCTGCGGCGCAGCGCGTCGAGCTGATCGCCAGGATCTTTGCCTTTAGCGTCCAGAAGATGGTGCGCGGCATCCTGGGCCTGATCAAAAAGCACGCCCAGCAGGAGCGCATCATCCGCGTCTCGGGCGCGCCGCTCCAGGCCGACCCGGCGCAGTGGAAAGACGACATGACGGTCACGGTCAGCGTCGGCCTGGGCACCGGCAATCGCGATCAGATTATGAGCCATCTTATGGCGCTGCTAAATGTCCAGCAGCAGATCGTTATGGCCCAGGGCGGCATCTCGGGGCCGCTGGTCTACGGCAAGAACATCTTCGACACGGTAACCAAGCTCAGCGAGAACGCCGGGTTTAAGTCGAACTGGGCGGTGCAAGACCCGACCGTGCCGCCGCCGCCGAGCGTGACCGGGCCGCCGCAGCCGCCCAAGCCCGACCCGGCCGCGCAACAGGCCCAGGCCATGGCCCAGGTCGAGATGCAATCGATCCAGGCCAAGGCCCAGGCCGACATCCAGGTCGGCGCGCAGAAGGCGCAGCATCAGTCCCAGCTCGCCAGCCAGAAGGCGGCGCAGGATCAGCAGCTCGCCGGTCAGCAGGCGGCACATCAGCAGCAGCTCGACCGCGAGAAACTCGCGCACGATCTCGCGATGTCGCAGCAAAAGGCGCAGAACGAGATGGACGTGGAGAAGCTCAAGGCCGCCAACCAGCTCGCCATCGAGAAGCTCAAGGCCGACAACGCGCACCAGCTCGCGATGCATCAGGCCTCGCTGCAGGCGGCTCAGCCGCAGGCCAATGGCTGACGACGACTACAGCTATGGCTCGGAGGATGTTCCAGGCCTGCTATCGCCGCAGCAGCAGGCCTTTGTGCGCTACGTCAACCAAGACCCGGCGACGCCGTTTAGCCTGCCGAAGTCGGTCGGCGGCGGCACGATGCCGACCGGCGACCTGCTGCAGCTCATCCGCCAGACCGAGGCTGGCCCGGTCGACCCCTACAACCACCTCTCAGACCGTCCTGGCGCGCCCAGCAACGCGATGAGCCTGCCGCCGATACCGGGCCAGAACTTCCCCGATTGGTCGGGCCAGCAGAATGTCTATGGCGGCCACAGCTCTGGCTTTGGCGCGTACCAGTTTGAGAGGCCGCTGTTCAAGGAGGCGACCGACGCGCTGGGTCTGACCGGCTACGATCAGGTCAGCCAGGACGCGGCGGCAAGATGGGCGCTGCATACCTATGGGCTGCAGCCCTGGAACACCAACCAGCAGCTCGCGCAGTCGATCCGCTACTACCAGCGCACCGGCCAGATACCGCCGACCTCGATGGACTTTCCGACCCATTACGGGTCGCGCCCGCAGCGGGTTTTATGATCTGCCCCTGCCGGTTCATGCCCAGTTTTCGCGCCGTTCCGCACCTATGCCCCGATTGCGGCGGCACCGGGATCGCGCACTGCTGCGAGGGAGCAAATGTGGACTGTGCTGCAACGTTGGAT